TCCGGCGTGACGTAAGCGCCGTTCTCCTGGTCGTAGAGTCGAAACTTGGAATAAGTGGTGGGCATGATCGGGATCGGGTAAGTTGTTCACGCTTCAGCGTGTGGTTCGGGAAAAGGGGTCACTTCGCAAAAGCCTCATGCAGCACAGCGGCGATGTTTTGGCAGGCCAGCAGCATCAGCTTTTCATCGAGCATCTTGGCGCGGTCGCCTGCGTGGTCGATGAAACCGAGCTCGATGAGCCAGCAGTTCGGGAACTCCATCACCGCAAGGCTCTTGTGCTGGCTTTCCTGCTCCGTCTTCACGCCGCGCGACTTCGTGCCCAGTGCGCTGCACACGGCGGCGTTCAGTTTCTCGGCGAGCGCCTTGTCCTCGGCACCGCGGTAAAACGTTTCCGTGCCGTTGGCCAGCCCGCTGGCGGCATTGCAGTGCAGGCTGATCATGGCCGTGCCGCCGTAGGCCCGGGCGATGTCATCGCGCCGCGACACATGACAGGGATCTTGCCGATCGCGCCGCGTGCGCACCACCTGGTGGCCCATGCCCTTGAGCACATTGCGCAGTTCATTGGCCCACGCTAGAGCGATGTCTGCCTCCTGCACCCCAGCCGCCACCGCGCCCGGATCGTAGGTGCCGCGCGTGCGATTGCCCATGCCGTGGCCGGGATCGAGGATGAAAGTGCAGGTTTTCATAAAAGGGTTCAAAGTTCAGGCTTCGTTCTTCGGCATGCTCGCCGCTTTCTCCCGCTCCTCGCGGGCGAGGCGTTGCAGCTCGCGCGCTTCGGTCCAGAGCGTGTCCGTGCGGGAATACTTCAGCGCGTTTTGGAAATCGCTCCAGCGGCCTTGGATTTCATCGCGCTTGTCGCGCGCTCCGGCGTCGTAGATCGACTCCGCCGCGTCGCTCACGGTGGCGTTTTCTGGCAGCGTGATCAGGATGTCCCGCGCGCCGAGGCTCAGCATCCACATCACCGCGCCGTCATGCGCCCGCGAATGGCCCAGGCACTCAAAACCGAGCGCGGTGAGCAGGTGCGAGACAGCAGATGGAGCGGGTGAACTCATGGCTTTTTGGATGCGTAGTAAAAGCTGCCGACCACCAGCCCGATCATCACGGCGATGGCCAAAATGATGCGAGCCCCAGCTTCAGGCAGGGGCAGGTCAGCGAGTTGGAAAAGCAGTTTCATGCTGGCAAAAGGTCGTCGTGTTGCAGGATTTCGCGCACCGTGCCCGGCAGCGTGAGGCCACCGATCCACGTGCTGTGGCCGTAGTGGTCGCGGGAGTGGTCGAAGACGCGACCCGGAAGGCGATCCGCCAAAGCCTTGCCGCGCAGGCCCAGCGATCCGAAGCCCAGGCCAACAAAATTGAGCAGCTTGGCCGACAAACCGGCCGCTTGCAGCGCCTTGTCATTCGCGCTGCCGTAGATGTGCACGCGACGAATCGCGCCACACTGCACCGCCTGCGCGAAGTCTGCATCCTCCGCCGCTGGCGCGATGAGGTGGACGCTGTCGAGTCGCAGAGTCGGGATCTGTTTCTTGGCCGCCGCCAGCGCCACGCGCGCGATGAGGTCGCAGCCGTTGCTGTGCCCGATCATCCGCACGGTCCAGCCGTCCTCCGCGTAACCGAGCGCCTTGTGCAGCAGCTTCTCCGCGCGGCGCGTCTGGAACAGCCGCCGCGTCAGCGCCGTCGTGTAATACTCGAATTTCTCCGGCTTTACGTAGTCGGGCGTCTGCCGGTTCAGCAGCGTTGCAGCTTCATCCACCCAGCCGTCCGTCTGCGCCGGGTTCGTGTGGATGCCGTTCAGGATGAAATAGACGACGCGACGGCTCATGGCGTGGCCTCCTCGCATTCAGGTTGGAGCTTGGCTGCCACCTTTCCGCCAGATTCGGCGGGATTCGGAATGATTCGGAACCCTGCGGAAATGCGCCAGCTCTTGCCATCCTTCTCGGGCATCGGCACGATCTGGCCGCGCGCGATGTAATTCAGCACCGTGCGCTCGTCGCAGCCCTCGCGAGTAGCCACATCCTTCGTAGTTAGCCACGTTTTGGCGCTGTCCACCATCTCGGTGTCCGCCCCCGCGCTGCCCATGTTGATGCTGTTGGAGATGTTGCCCTTGCCACCGCTTTGCATCGCGATTTGCATTTTCATCACGGCAATGTCGCGATCATGAGCGAGGATGGTGTTAACCGTCCAAACAAAGAACAACGGAGCCGCCCACAGAGAAATTTTGAATACCCACCCATGAACCGTCCCGAGTTTAATAATTTCTTGGTTGTCGTCCATAATGCTCACGACATTCCCCCTTCTGTTAAAAAGCCTGCCGCGATCATCTCGGCGTAAGTCTTGCTCTGATCTTTGAAGAACTGCGGAAAGGCATCCCAAGCGGCCATTGGCATACCTCGGTTTGCGTCAATGAGCGAAGTCAAATCAGGTATCGTGTTGGCTGGTAGGTGTCCGGCAGTTACCCATGGCTGCAAAATTTTAGCCACTTCATCCACGGAGGCTTCCGGGTGAATCGTAACGACAAACTCCGTATCCACCGCCAACCAACGCTTCGGCGGGTCTTGAAGATCATCTACCCATCCAAACATCTCGCGGGTGTCGTTTGCCGTGCGTAAATGCACTGGGCGGGCTAGCCCCCAAAGGGCAATAGTCAAGTCGGCTGCGGTAGGTGATGGGACGTAACGGATCATGTGCCAAAGTAAGTTTGTTGATTGGCAGTGATGGCCGCAACGCTTGAAGCGCGTTCACCTGTCCATAGAATACCTTCTGCCCAGCATGCGCCAGCGGCGATTGTTCCTGAGATTGTCGCGCCAGCATTCCAGAATCCATATCCAGCAAAGTTAAACGTCGGCGTGTAAGCTGCCGCCAATGTTGGAGTGCCATTTTTGTAAACCGTGGTGTTACTAGCACCAATCACGCACCCCGCTGAAACCAACGTGCCGGATGTGGTTGCAATGGCGTTGCCCCGCGACCCAAAAGCGACAAAAGGCTGCATCGTGGTGGCACTGCTTTCGTAAAGCAAAATGGCTCCGTTGGGGGCAAACGAGGTGCTTGGATTCCCCACTTGCCCATGGTAATTGCCAATTCCAACTGGAGATACCACACCCGCATAAGAAACAGCAGTGGGTGTTTGAGCAGCAAAACTGGCGGCGTAACCAACGGTGGCAGCTGGAGGCACTTCAATCATTGGAAGTCCATTTTTCACGATGACAGCGCCCGCATTATAAATGCGCCCTTGGTTCGCCGCTGCTGCGGTGAGATTGCTCGCAATGCCGAATTGGTTATAAATCGTGCTGACAAAGCCTGTGGTGCCACTGCAAAAGCTGGCAATGCTGGCGACATCCAAAATACCATTGAAGGCATTGATGTCTAACTCTGCGTTATCGGAACTGCGCCGCACACGGATCAACGCACTCGTGTAAGATGCCACCAAACGCCTCGCCACACTCCACGCGCCACTCAGGCCAGCCGTAAAGGCGTCCAGCGCACCCACAAACGCCGCCCCGCCCGGAGCCGTCCCAAACCCCAGGAACCGCTGACGGGCCAGCGGGTTCACCAGTTGCGAAGGACTGCGGAGCAAGTGCGTCATGAGGTCAGGCAAGCACGCGTTTCCAGGCGATGTAGTTGGCGGTGCCGCTCATGGCGGCGACACTGACGACGCCGACGTAATCGGTGACGTAGATGAAGCCTCCCTTGCCATCATCGGCGGCCGATCCGGCTTGGAGGATGACGTTGAAGCTGGTCGTGCTGGCGGTAGCTCCGAACTTCACCGCAAGCGCGGCGTCGTCGAGGTTCTGGATGAAACCGACTTCGCCTTTGGCGAGGGTGAACACGGTGCCGTCAGCGGTGGCTTTGGCGTAGTTGCTGGGGACGCCAGCGCCTTGGAAGTTTTTGGTGTCGATGGTGGTCTGCATAGCGGTCAGCGGATGGCTGGGGTGTGCCGGGTGGCGATTTGATTGAGATGAGTATCGAGCAGGCGCTGGATGCTTTGGCTGGTCTGCTCCTGGCCATCGGTGCGGAGATAGGCCTGCACGACGGCTTGCCGGACGGGGATGTTGAGGAAGCCGGGCACCTTGACGATGGCCCACTTACTGGCGGCCAGATCGGTGGCAAAGGTGCCGCTGGTGTGCGCGGTGAGGCAGTAGTAGCAATCGTTGCCTTCGAGCCGCACATCGCCGACGACATACGGGGTGCCGGTGGCCCAGGCGGTGCTGGAGAACACGGGCGGTGCCTCGATGTGCGCGACCCACAGCGTGGCATCGGTCACGG